TGCAATCTGCACCCCTATTTCCCCATAAAAGTGGGGAGGGGTACTCTCTAGGCTTTGTATTTTGACCATATAGCCATTTTTACTCTTTAAGTGACAATTTATACACCAAACACTCTAATATCTCTCTTTTCTGCTCCTAGATGACTTCACAGCCTTCTCTGGATGCCTTGCATTGTGGCAAGCATGACATAGGCTCACGAGATTATCATCATCCAGTGCTAGTTCTGGGAAGAACTCCAAGAACTTGATATGATGCACTTCTGTTGCCTCTCGTATCCTTCCATATCTCTTGCAGTCTTGGCACATATACCCATCTCGCTTGAGTATCTTCGCTCTCTTCTTCTTCCACTTGGTACTCTTGTAGAACTCTTCTCTCTCCATGATACACACTTCTCACAGTTTTATCAATTCAAGGATATATCCGTCACTTGCAGACTTATGGCATCCAGTGACCTTGCACTGGACTTCATCCTTGTAGGCGAATCCATCATAGCAGATATCTATAACTTCTCCCAGCTCATAGTCTATGGATGTCCTCACGATATCTCTCTTGCCATCCTTAATCTGCATAAACTCACTAATGTCATTTATTGTAAGTCTCAAGCTGCTTTTGTGCCTTCTCTCCTGCTCTGCTATATCCACAGTTATCTGGATATATTCCTTGAACTTATCTGCACACTCCTTGCAGAAAGAATGTCCGAACAGCACCAACTCTTCGCCATTTTTACCACATAACTCACACTTCACTTCATTCATCCCTTGCTCCTTTCTTCCCAGAGTGGAACTTGCTTGTGTTTGCCCCACTCCATCGCTAGTTCATCATATCTCTTGAACTCTCTCTTGCTCACACACTTCTTCATCTCTTCTGCGAGTTGTTGATGTATCTCCTCAACTCGTCTGTTATGCTCCAGTCTCTCACCGAATGTCATTCTGCATCATATCCTTTCACTGCTCCTCGGATTTCCGTCTCGATGTTGCACTCCTCAAGTAGTATATCTTGAAGGTCATTCCACTTCACATAGTCATCTGCAAGGCACTCTGCTTGCGTGTTGAATGCCTTCTTGAATCGGTTGAGTCTTTCCGTACCGAATCCGAACTTATCATGCAACACCAGTAGTGATGCTATCAGCACTGTATCCAGCACATTGTTCTTCACTTGGTTCTCATATCTCGTATAATCTGCTGGACTTATCTGGAGCAGATATCCATTCCCCACATACCGCTCGATAGTCTCCAGTGTCTTTTCTGCCCCATCCTTCTTGAGCATATCTCTGAATCTCGTCATCGTATCAAATCGAATCTTGTCCTCTTTTGTCATTCCCTTTGTTTCCTTTCTTCTTCATTATGAGTTAAAACCTCGCATCATCATTCATGGCTTCCCATTCTTCTTCTGTCATCTCTCCTTCTATGGTTTCTGTGGTATATTCCCACTTTTTTTCTGCCGATAGGATGAATGCTTTTCCACAGCACTCGCAGATATACTTATCTTCATTTCCTTCTTCGTAACAGTCAACTGGTTCGCCGCTTATATAGGTATCTTCATAGGATGGCTCGTATGATTTACCACAATAAGGGCAGATGATATCCTCACCAGTTTCATTATTCTTATACCATTCTTTTGTCATTCCCTTGTTCCTTTCTGCCCCTTGTATTTTTCAGCCATTGTCAGTAGCCACTTTGCCCTGCCTTCTTCCACACAAGCAAAGTTGGGTTTCCACTTGCTTGATAGCCTTGGCTCACATTCTTTGCAACCTTCACAGTTCTCTCGAATCAGATATTCAACAAATTTATCTATATCATCCATCCTTGCTCTTCCTTTCGCATTGTTCCGATAAGTGAATATTATCTTTAAGTTCTCAAAGTTTTCCTTCACATTCGTGAAGTCATTCACCACATATCTCTCTCAACTTGTCTTTCAACTCGTCAACTTCTCTGGATAGCCTTTTCATCTTCTCGTAGAGTGCATTGAGCCGAATCTGTTTCATCCCCTCATCTGCCATTAGGTTGAGAGTCATTCCAATCTCCATCCGCAATTCTTCCAGTTCATCCTCTTTCACGATGAGCCTGCGCAACATCATCTTCTCTTCTTCCGTCATATCTACCACTCCATATATCCTTCTGCTTCTGCATCTTCTGGATTTGCCTCGTACCACTTGCAGACCATATCATACAGCTTCTTGATATGCTTTCTTCCATTCTCGTTCAGTGAGTCAATCATGTCTTTATTCCATCCGTACTTGCTGACTTTTTCAAGAATCTTCTCATCGTTGAATACCATAGCCATGTCATAAGCAGATATGTTATCAAGCACTTCCTCTGCTAGTATAGAATCCACTTCAAGTTCTAAATTCTTCAAATTCTTTGCACTTACTACCATGTTCATTCTCCTTTCATTCTTGACTCATCACTTTTGATGAGTCGGTTTCGGCTGCTCAAATTTGAGTAGTCTGTCATCTAATATCTTCACTCAATGCCTTCACAAGCATCATCCTCTGCTCTGTGGTGAGTCCTGCAGTTTTGCAGATGACAAGCAACTTCTCGAAGTTGTCTCCATCGATGCCGAGCAGATAGTCGGATGATACTCCAAGAGCCTTGCACAACCTTTGTATCTGAATTGCACTCGGCATTCTCGAAGTGTTGATATATAGAGAGATAGCCGATACTGTGATACCAGTTGCCCTTGCAAGGTCTGACTGGTTCATCCCTTTCGCCTCTAATATCTTTTTCAGCCTATATCCTAAATCCTTCATGTATTCTCCTTAATGAGGGAAAGCCAGCACTCTCTCCCTCGCCCTGTGATATCTACTCCATGTGCTGATGAAGTCCAGACTTGCATCACTCCCTTTTGTTTAATCTATCTATATGATGCTCCAGTATCATCGCAAGTGTACTGCCCCTAGTCACTCGCTCACTGTTCGCTCATAATCTTCTTGTTGATTTGGTCAAAGTCATATACTCTCTGCTCCACCTTGTTGAACTTGTTCGGAGCTGGTATATACATTCTTTCTTTTTTTCTTTTCTTTCTTTCTTCTATTGTGGTCTTTTGTTGGTCGTTTGTTGGTCGTTTGTTGGTCGCTTGTTGGTCTTTTTGCTGGTCGCTCAACTGATACTCATCGTACTTGACCACAGTAATCATCGTGTATTTGGGGTTTGTGGACTTGGTCAGTTCGTTGGTCGAAAAAAGATGAGTTAAGGCAGTCCTAACTTCTCTCTCACTCATGTGTAACTCTTCAGCCAACTTCTGTCTGGATGTTATGAATGAACCTCTTGGAACTGTGACACCTTTCCACTTTCCGTCCTTCCAGTTTGCCTTGAATAAGCAGTGAAGGAAGAGTACCTTCGTGTTCGTGTCTGTGTACCATTCCCAGTCGAGCATCTTCCGATGCAGCTTGATGAATCCGTCACTCATCATCCACCATCCTTCCATACTCGATATCTTCCAGAACTGCTCGATAGTTCTTGAGTCCTTTCAAGATGCTCTTTGCCTTATGCTCTTCACTGCGAATATACATCCGAAGGTACTCAACCTCACCCACGCAAGGCTTGTAGTATCCATGACCATCGTTGATGATGACCATCCCTAGTCCTTTCGCCTTCTGTATCTCCTTACGAATGACTCTATCTGGATATCCAGTCAACTGCTGCAGTTCTCGTCTTGTGATGGCATTCTCCCTGCCTTCCTTGATGTAGTCTATCACTCCCATGTTTCTCCCTGCCTTTCATGTGGAATCCCACTCAACTATTTTATCACTTTAGGAAAGAATGTTCAACTTCTTTTGCCATTTGTATATACTACTCTTCTTCGATGGTGACTTCTATCCTCGGATTCTTCGCATCAATCTCGAATCTATCCGAATATCCTTTAATATACTTCCAGCCATCATCAACGATGATTCCAGACTCCTTCAAGGCATCCATGAACACCTTGTGGAAGAACCCAGACACATTATCCATATCCCTTCGCCTATTTTCTTCAAAGAATACGAAGTCCACCCATATCCGTCTTTCGCATCTCACATCTCCGAGTTGTTTCTGGATAGCCTGCACGCACTTGTGCTGGCTCTTTTTCTTCATCTCTGCTCCTAGAATGTAGCCTTTGTTCCTTGCTCTGCATTTGTCGATATAGTCATTGATGGTCGGAAACTTCCCTTTCACTGTCACTTTCATCTTCTTGCTCCTTGTAGTCTTTTACTCGTATCCCATAGATGTGATGCATGGACATGAACCTCTCTTCTGACATCGTGTGAAGGATACTGTGATGTTCTCTGCATAGGCAGATTAATTCTCTTGATGAGTTGTCTATCTTCGTTCTATCCTGCCCAATTCCGACTCTTGAACCTTCACAGTGATGGATGTCTGAATGAGCCTTCCCACACACTGCACAGTGTCTAGTTTTGATGCAGTAGTACAGATATGAGCCGATATCATCCGCTCGGTTCACTCCAGTATCGGATAGTGGTATATCCCACTCCAGTGCAAACTTCATGATACTTGAGATGAATTCTCTTGCAGTGGTCATGGTACAGTCTGAGAGTGAGAAGTATTCACTCCCACTCTCGCCCATGTATTGATACTTCAAGAGTTCCTTGCACTCTTCTGGAAGATATCCGAGATAGTCTGCGATGTCTTTGATGGTCGCATAGGCTTTCTTTCTCTGCTCCACCGAGATAGTCCTGCCATCATCCATATGGACTCCACAAGACTTCACTTGCCTTTCTTCTATCATGTAGCGAATATCCTTGTCCAGCTCGATGATGAGCTGTGTGGAGTCCTCGTCTCCCTTGTATGCTTTTATCTTTGCGACATCATACATCCTTCTTCTCTTCCTTCTTCTTCCGTGTCTCATACATATAGACATTCTTCCCCATCGTCACATTCTCGATGATAAGTGCAGAGATGTTTCTGTTGCCATCGTAGCGGATATCCTTCACTCTGAATTTATCATAGCACTTGTTCCCTTTGATGTTTGCTCCCTCAAGTGGTATCCAGATGAACGGAGCAGAGTAGAGTTCTCTTCCGATGCCCCAAGCGAATGCAGCTCGTTTCTGCGCATCACTCGCCCTTCCCTTCTCTGCTTCTGTGTTGCTTTCCACTCCGACATCCTGCTTGGATACCCACTGCTTTTTCTCATCATCCCAGATGGAGATGGTACAGAATAGTTGACCATCGATGATATCATAGGACTTCTTCCAGTTCATAGCACCCACTGTCGCATCTAGGATAGTCTGGTCGACTCTCGCATCTTTATAGAGTAGTAGCGCAACTCCATTCTGCTTGACTTGTGCTACTCTCACATCAATCTCTTCTGGCTTTAATAATCTAAACATAGTTCTTTTCTCCTTTACTTTATAGACAAGTGTGTTCCTCTTTCCTTGAGTTCTGCGTATGGTAGAACCTCTCCTGCGTTCAACTTCTCTCGGATGAGTCGCTTGTCAATCTCATACTTAACCTTCATGCAAGTATCTGGTACTTTCTCTTCATCTACCCACATCGGTTGAACTCCACCATTCTTCGCAATCTTCACTTCATGCACTCCAGACTTCAACTCTTTGATGCCATTGGACTCCATATAGGTCTTGAGCGCAGTCTCTAGCCACTCCACATTCTTCTGGAGCGAGTCGGCTCTCTTGCTCATCCGCTCTGCTTCAATATTGAGTGCAGTGATGTTTGCGGATAGGTTCTTGATGATACCACAGTATCCTTCAACCTTCATATCCAGCTCTCCCTTGATGCCTTCCATCGTATCTGCCAGAGTCTGCTCATCGACTCCATCACACTCCATGAGTTCCATCAACTCCTTGAACTCTTCATTCAACTGATATAAATTCGCCATGTTTACTTTTTATCTCCTTTTTTGTATAATATGGAATGAGCCTGCTTGTTCCTCGTTAGCAGTGTTCATTCCCTAGAAGGAAGTGCATCTTTTCCCCCATGTTTTGATGTGCTTCCTTTTTTTATTGCTTTACATAACAGACACCGAACTTTTTCCCATACTCCAGTGCATCCTCGTGTGAGTCCATGTAGATGTCCACATGGTTCTTTCTGACTCCTGCTCCAGTATCTTCCACAACATACTCATGACCATCGATGACCAGAACTGTTCCGAGTGGGAACTGTGACAAGTTTGCTCCCACTGTCCTTCCTGCAGTTGCTTGTGTGCCACTGTATGTGATGCCAGTTGACCATCCACAACACTTCTCGCAACTACAATAGGCTGTGGTCATAATCTGGATTGGCTCTCCGTAGAACTCCAGCTCCTCGCTATATGCTGCAGAACCTTCAATCTGCTCTCTCTCGATATGTTTGAACTTTACTTCACCGCTCTGGAATAGTGCGATGATATCTGTTACAAACATCACCAGTAGCCATCCACCAAGACAGAAGAACACCATCACCGCCAGCATGATACCGCCTAGGATATCCTCGTCTTTCTTCTTTCTTCTCCTGCTCATGTTCATTCTCCTTTCTTTTCCAGAAGTTCTCTGACCTTCTTGATATCGTCATTCTTGCCTAGGATATTGTCCTCATGGCACTGGATGATGTACTCTGTGAGATTCATCCCACACTTCTTCGCTTCTCTCATCATCTCATCCTTTACTTCTTGCGGAACTCTCATGTTCACTCGCTCATCAGACTTCACTCTCTTCATCTCCTTTCTTGCCATTCTCCCTTTCCTTCTTGATATGAGCAAATAGCACATTGTAATACTCGTTCGTGAGTCCATTCTTTTGCAACCACTCGATGTTCTCATAATGTGTTCTGCGTAGTGCAACATAGTCTTTCCCAGCACTATATCTATCGAGCGCCTCTGACAACTCATAAATGTGGTCTTTCAACTCTCTCTCGGTTATGCCTACTCTCATCCCTACTCCTCTCCTTCTGGCTCTTCCCAGAAAACCTTGTGATTCTTTCCATCCATACTGTACATCATCAGCGCAACCTCTGGAAGTGTCAGCCTGCAATCTTCCAGAACACTTCCGTCTATGTCTGTGAGTGTCCCCCAGACATAAGTTCCGTCATAAGACTTGCACTCGAATGTGTCTGTCACACCTTCAACCTTGCTCCCTTTTGTGATATAGTGTTTCATCATGTTCATTCTCCTTTCTATCTCTTCTCTACTACTCCCATCCATGATATCTGCTCACCGAATGCTATCTTCATGTGGTCTCTTTCCTACTCCTCTGTGAGAAGTTTTCTCATGACGTTTGCAAATCTCTTCATCTCATTCTCTCTGGTGACTTCTGCCCATCGTTCAAGCTCCAGAAGTTCTTCATATGTGCTAGCATTATCAAATGCTATATCATACTTCTTTTCGATGTTCTTCAGATTGTTTAGGTGGATGCTCTCCTCATGGATGCATCTCTGCTTGATGTGTTCGTTCATGTTCATTCTCCTTTCTATCTTTCCAGATTGCCATCTTCATAGGACATATTCTTGAGATGCGATGCCAGCTCATAGGCTTCTCGATATGAGCCACACTTCATATAGAGTTCACCATCTGGAGTGTAGATGTCGTATGTTGTCCACATCGTATAACCATCATACAGCTCACCTTTAATCAGTTTGTATCCATTGCTCAATGTATAACTTTTCATCATGTTCATTCTCCCTTCATTCTCTTTGCTAACTTCTCTGCACACTCTCTGGAGCAGACTGGCTTGTTATGTCCTCGCTTTTCCCCATCTCCGATATACCACACTACAAGTGGCTGTGGTTTGCGACCTTCCTGCTCCTCACCACACATTCTGCAGTATCCGTTGTATCCGTAGCAGTTCTTCTTTATCTCAACTCTCATGTTCATTCCTTTCTGGGGAGCAGATGCTCCCCACTTATCACTCATCCCTCGTATGCATCGCCTTCATAAAAGACTCCAATCTCACTCTCAACATCGTCCCAGATGTAAACTTTGAAGAATACTCTGTTGTTCTCATACTTTCTAGCCTTCATTGAGCATTTTACAATGTACTTTGTCAAAGTCTGATACTCGTCTCCAGTGCTTTTCTTGAAGAGTGTTTGCTCTGCCTCATCAGTTTCGATGTCAAGCACCTTCAAGCCTTTGATGTTGTGATAGATATCATCTCTCTCCTTGATATGCTCCTTGATAACCTTCTCGAAAAAATCCTTTGTTGTCATAGTGTTCTCTCCCTTCTGGGGAGCATCTGCTCCCCTTTGCCTTTCTCTATTAAATGATAAACATCTCTACATGGCTGTTTCTGAATGTTCCCTCACTGCCATCTTCGAAGTGAAGTACCAGATACTCGTGATTCTCATCAACTCCAGATGCATCCGTCAGTGACTCAATCTCTGCTGCCTCATCTCCACCTTCGATGATATCCCAACTTGTCACTCCAGTGTACTCAACTTCACGAGTGACCATCGCTCCATTATACTTTTCATACTTGCTTCCTTCAAATATCTCAAGTCTGATAGTTGCCTTTCTCAAATCTTCAATGCCACATACCTTGTTGTAACTTCTCTTCATAGTGTTCATTCTCCTTTTTCTTGTTTGCCAGAAACAAAGCGCCTCACCATCCCAGTGTCGATTCACGAATACTCTTCAACTCCTCACCCGCGAGCCCTTGGTCATCCGCTTCCCCCAAGTTCGGAAAAGTGATTCATTTTTCTCTTCGTTGGCATCTCTTTGCTTCCGACAAGATGATAATACTACTTTGTACTCACATTTGCAAGTACTTTTTTCAAATTTTTTCAAAAAATTTTGCAATAAAAAAAGAGACCTCTTACGAAGTCCCTTTGTTAAGCCTTTCATGGCTCTGTCGGTAGTCCTAAAAATTTGGTGTGGATATCATCCATCACTCCATTCGCTCCGAGTAGATGATACTGCTCCCAGATGTTCTCGAAGTTTTCCTTCGCATATATCGGAGCATATCCCTTCTGGCTCCACTTGTTCCAGTCTGCTATCATCTGCGCTCGTAGTAGTGCTTGGATGCCCTTCTTGAGTAGTTCTGTGTCGGCTTGCTGTCTCTTCATCTCGATGTCTCTCTCCTTCGCCTTTTTGCTGAATGTGTCCACTAACCATTTAATGAGTAATGTGATGAGTGTCGGTAGGATTGATGCCACTCCAGTGACACACAGAAGTTGATATGTTGTCATGTCACACCACCCTCTCCAGATACTTCAAAGATACCCATCCTTTGCTGCAGAGCCCCCACTCTACTCCGCTCACTTCCTTCTTGTCCTTGATGATGACTTCATCTCCTCGGTTAAGGACTGCCAGAACTAGAGTGCCACTTGTCCCTGCACCATTCCGAACATTCAACATCCATGCAGTGACTCTGTACTTCTCACACAGTGGTTCATTGAGCATCTCATTCACAAGTGACTGGATGCGAGTTGCATCATATCCAGCTCGGATGAGTTTCTGCCTTCTTGCGAGTCCATTTCCCCACAAGCCTTGAATGACCTCTTGTGCGACTTCTGTGTCGCTTTTTAAGGCTTTTTGTGGTTCAATGGTAGAATTTACTGTGTAGCCTTTCAAAGTGGCTAGATTTGAGTTGTAGATGCTCAAGATGGTGTTCACATAAGTTGGAGCAGTCGCATAGCCTGCCTTCTTGATGATAGTGATACACTCCTCAACTGTCTGTGCCTTCAAACTATCCTTGTATCTTCCAGTGTCCATCAAATCGAAGTAGTCTCGGATAGACTCTATTGCACTGCCATATGCTCTGAAACAATCTGTGATGGTGGTATAGGTCACTCCATCATAGCACTCTTTCGTCTTGCTGGAGTACACTCTGCCCTTCCAGTACTTTGTAGCCTTAATTCCGAAGTAAGCATTCGCCTTCACCATGAGTAGACTTGTACCATAAGCACTCTCACAAGCTGCTTGGCAGATACAAGTGTGTGCTTGAGCATCTCCGAGTCCTCTCTCCTTGCAGACTTCAATCACAAGTGGACTGATAGTCGAAAAGAACTTTTCAACTTCTGCTTTCGTTGCCATCAACATACCCCCTCACTCCTGCGTTAGATACCAACTGCTTACGCATCCACTCCAGAGACTCGTCAACATAGCCAGAGAACTCCTCAAAGGATACCAGTTTCTCCAACCACGAGAACTTTGATAGTGCCATGTCATACACGAGTCTCAACTTGAGCTGTCCAGTCTTTTCTCCGAGTTGTTTCTCTGCCTCGGTCACTGCATATTCTAACCACTTCCGAAGTGTCTCTATCTTCTTTTCCTTGCTCTCATAGAAGAACTCTGCAAATGCTCCGACTACTCCCACAAGCACTGCACCAAGTCCGAATACGAGATACCAGTTCTCAACCAACTGTTCCATCTTTCTTCTCCCCTTTCAACTTGAATATCTTGATAAGTCCACAAGTGACTACTTCTCCACCGAACACTCCAAAAAAGCAAGTAGTCAGTGTGCTTGGTTCTGCTCCACTCAACATGAAAATGATGAGTGTTGCGATGGTATAAACGAGCAGACACACCAAGCTGAATGCAACATACTTCCCCAAAGTATTTCTTCCGCTTCTTTTCTTCCTCATGTTATGCACCTCTATTTGCAAATATAAGTAAATGATGTCCAATATGTAGCTCCAGAAGTTACATTGCCGTTTCCCGTACTATAAACGGATGTATCATCAAAAGCAGAATTAGATGATGAGCCTAGTACGATAGGTCTTTTTGTGTTATCTGTTGCTGGTATAGTCCATTTTTTTATCCAATTAACTGGGCAAAGAATCGGAGGTAGTCCACTGATTAATTTAACTCCATAATCAGTGTTCGGCAGATTTGCAATGGTGGTAAAGTCACAATATACAGACACAACTCTGCCAACTTTTTGCCACGCTACTCGACCATTTAAGTATGTAGAGTTGACAGTTCCCCAGCCTTCACTATATTCGCTCAATTTATCCACCGCACTCTGCACATTAGTCGCTCCGATGTTGTTCGTGTCGGTGTAACTTGTATTCGTAGCAAGTGGAGATAGTGTCACAGTATCTAGCACTGTGTTGTTATCTGATAATAGGCTTAACTTACCATTAGACTGTGAGAACTTTCTGCCAAAGTAGTTCGCAAGGGATGACTTAATCTTTGTCACGATGTTCACCCATGTTATTCGCTTTTTGGAACTATCACTTGTGTCGTAGAATGGTACATAGTCTGTATCATCGATGGTAGTCTCGGCAGAGTCTGTGACTCTATAAAAGTTTGGCGAAATGGTATCCACGAAGTCTGACAATGTGATGTTCTTTGCTCCACCTATGCTTTCATCTTTGAATGGAATGAAATCTTCATCAGCCATTGTAGTATCCAAGGTATCAACCATTCTATACGATGTGATTGCTCTGACATATATTTTTTCAATCGCCTCTTCTACATTCTCTGAATCTGGAACTATACCATCGTAGCCTACATCTTCTGCATCAATATTCGCACTAACATCAGTTGGAGTGACCATACCATCTGCACCGATGCCAAGCACTTTCCCAGCTTGTGCGACTCCTTGATTCTTTTGTACAAAGTCAGAAGGCTGGAACTGCGATGCCCAGTTGACTGCTTCTTGCACGAGTGGGATATCGGAGTCAGAGATGACTGTATCATCCTGCAGTGGATGTCTCTCAACATCGAGTACACATAGAGCCGAGCCAAGGACATTCGAGTCTGTATCATAGACTGTGACCTTGCAAGGAAAGTCTCCTGCAACTGCGGTCATCTGAAGTTCTACATCAACTGATACTTGTGATGCTCCAGTGATACTACAAGCATACTGGAATCCGAGTCCGTCTGGCTTTACTCCACTAAAAGTGGCAGATGCTCCTGCTGGAATAGTGAAGGCAGATGCACCCTCATACAAATTGAATACGAATGTTCTGCTACCATCGTCATACTGTGAGCAGTGAATAGTCACTGGTATCTGACTAGGTATCAGATTTAAGTCATAGGTCTGTGATATCATTCTCGTTCTCCTTTTCTTTTAACCACTCTGCCAGCTCTCGTTCTTCTTCTTGAGTCGCAAGGTTACTCACTTGTGCGAGTATCTTGTTCAGTTCGTCTCGGATTTTCCAAGCTGGCAGATTTGCCTTGTTGATACTTTCGATGATGCCTGCATTCATCTCTTTCACTCTTACTGTGATAGGCTTCTCCATGTTCATTCTCCTTTTCTTTGATGCTTTCATTATATCGATTTAGGTCTTTTTAGTAAAGACTCCAGTCTATCCCCCAGTTAGTAGCTCCGTAGTCCATCAATACTTGCACTATTCTTGCAAGATTTTTTTGACCATAAGCCTGCAGTGTTGTGAATATCTCGGAGATGTTCGAGTCATTTGGTCGAATTAAAAGTTCATTGAAAGTTCCTACTCCATTCGCTCCGTTGATACTTGCAGTCTGGACATCATTGTACCAGAAACTTGCAGTTCCTGCATTGAACAAACTTCTTGCCACACCGCTAGATAGCACTGCGTTTCGGAACTGTATTCCTGCTGGAGCAAGGGTTGACTCAACATTATTTGAATTCAATGTGATGTAGTTTACATCTTGAGTGCTAGTTGTCACTCGAATAGAACCGCCACTGATTGTCAAATTCGTACATGTGAAGTTGTTCGATATCGTTGAGCCTGCAGTGATGTTCGATGCAGTGATATTCGTACAGTTGACATTGTTTCCGTTAATCGTACCACCGAAGATTCGGTCTGCACTCATCGTTCCGCTCGTGATATAGTTAGCCGATAGACTACCGCTCGTGATGTTGGATGCGTTCAGATTCGTCACATTGACTTGTGATGCATCGATAGTTCCACCTCGGATGCGAGTCGCACTCATAGAGCCACTTGTGATGTTGTCTGCGTTCAGATTGACTACTCGCACCTCATTAGCATCGAGTGTGCCAGTGGTGATGAAGTCTGCAACTAGGTTTCCATCGATTGTCCATGCGTTCGTATATGTACCATCATATCCAGTAGTGGAGAATCCGAGTCCGTTCCGATTCAAGCGAATGACATTCGTTGCAGTCTCCTTGTCGTCTGTGTCCATGATGAGTATCTCCTCTGGCTCTCCGTCAGCATTCTGTGAGATGACCACATGACCACCGAGTCCACCAGTGATGAGTTCTGTCGCATGGCTCACTGCTCTCTGAATGGATGCTGACTGGTCTGATACGATGTTCTCAATCTGCTTCTCCTGCGTGTTTATGATTTGAGCGAGTGTGTTCTGCTTAACCGAACCGAGTTCAATCTTGGTATATCTCTCAAGAAGTGTATCATACACTGTCTTGATGACTTTCGCCTTCACCGAGATATCTCCTCTCGGATACTCCACTGTCACATAATCGCACAACTTGACTCGCTCAAGAACTGCGATATCCTTGTATTCTTCAGTCTGCCATAGTGCCACAAATGAGATATCAATGTTGCTTGACGGATTCCATGTGTCATTGTCATCAAGATAGTCTGCTGCTTTCGCTTCAAGCTGTGCCACAGTCGGAGCTTCTTCAAAGTATGATGAAAGGTCGAGTGGTACAGTGATGTGGTATGGATACTCACTCACATCTTCTGAATAAACCACACCGCCATAGATATAATTCTCACCATCTGTCCAGTATGGTATCACTCCAGTGTAAACATCTGATGTGTCTGTGTCCTTCTTGAGTGCAGTCAAGTTCTTACCATATCGGATAGTGACTCCGTTGTCTGCTCCTCTACTTGCAAGCAGTTTGACAGTGAATCCATCGAACTCATACTCTCCACCATACTTGTAGAGCAGTGAGTCCGTAGAGCCACCAAGCAAACCACGAGCAGATACTGGATGAGTCAACGCAAATGGACTTGATGATGTCTTATCTGTGTAGAATGTGAAGTTGTTGGTCTCCACCATACTTCCTGCTATATGGGAGAATGTGTCTTGAATGTTCGTTCCAGAGAATGGAAGAACTGTATTCCTTCGCAAGTCATAGCTGATGTGCGATGCGTATACAGCCACTACTCCCTTGAGTGGCTTGGTCACTCGATAGATTCTGAAAGGCTGTGGAGTTAATGCTCCGTCATAAGGCTTTGCAAGGACTATCCTCTCTTCTGCGATATCCTCAAAGTGGATGCCTTCCTGCGGATACTCCATCACAAGTTCATACTTGCCATTCCGTTCTTCCGTAACTTCACAACTAACAGCATCGGATAGTCTGCCGATGCCATTCGTTGTGAATGATGTTGCTGTGTTTTCAAACAATACTGGTATCATAATCTCCACCACCTTGGCATTATTTCAACTTTTGTGATGCCTGCTCCAATGTTGACACCACTCTTCTTTGCAAGTGAAGGGAACTCTCCACTTGACAGTGACAGATAGCTGTTCAAATTTGCAGAGCCACAATGGGCATCCATAAGGTCACAGTCGATGTCCATATAAGCAGATGAGTGTGGAGATATCGTCACAGTCTTTGAACCTACTCCAAGAGTTCCAGCTCCGTACACTCGGATGAGTGGCAGAGCCTTCATACTTGATGGATTGATAAGTTCATCTCCATCATGAACAGTGATGAACTTCTCACCACTTTTCAAGAACCTCTGTGGCTTGCAGTCAAATGTCAGATTGAATCCACCAGCTCTCATTCCTGCTTTTACGGATACATCGATACCACCTTTATATCTTCCGACTCTGTACTCGTCTGGATGATAAGTGTCCTCTAGTCGATGATATCCCACAGAGGACATGAGCCAGTCTCTCATGCCTTCGATGTTTACATCAAAACCTTTCACGATGAATGCTGGATAAGTCACTTCAATGTTCTCATATCTGTCATTGTCTAGTAACAAGTCTCCGTTCCTTCCTGCTACCGATATCACTTCATAGTCTCGTTCTGGAGCATTGAATGTTCCACCACCAGAGATGTAGACATTGAAGTCACTGGAGTTCACCCCATTGAATGTCATATAATGTCTTACCATACCATGCCTTCCCTTCTTACATTAGCAGATATCTTCTCTTCGATAATTTCTGCGAGTGCGTTCACATCTTGACCTTCTGCGCCGTACACATTGATTGTGGTGGAGTTGTTCATCGTATTATTCGTCACACTTCCGAGAGAAGATGCCACCGCTCTCTGTATCATTCCATAGAGAGAGTTGACTCCGACTACTGCTTCTGCTCCTGCTTCTCCACCACCCATGAGCTGACCACTTGAGTTCATTCCGAAAATAGTCGCTCCGTTTAGAATCATACCGCCATTCATAGCCTTCTTATACCAGTCAATGTTGAATGATGGAGCAGATGGTGGATTCAATGAGAAGTGTCCAGTGATGCCGATATGTGGCAACTTGAGGTGTGGCAACTCCCAGTTGAAATTCATGGCATTCTGGATTGCCTGCACCATTCCTTTGACCTTATCCACAACACTTCCAATGACATTCGCTACTGTGGTCTTGATGCTGTTCCATACAGTTGTGAAGGTATTCTTGATTTTTGTCAGTATGTTGGAAATGCTTGTGAAGATACTGTTCCATTTCTCAACGATGGAGTTCTTGATAGTGGTGAATATGGTCACAACTGTGTTCTTGAGATTTGTCACCCAAGTCTTGACTGTGTTGACTATATTCGTCACGATGGTCACTATCTTCTCTTTGATAGTCTCTATCACTTGCACGATGGCATCCTTCACGATGATAGCCAGTGCCTTGATATCTTCCCAGTTCTTCATCCATACTGCGATAGCAGCCACTACAAGACCGATGGCAACCACTACTGGATTCAGTCCTGCTATGAACTGCCCAACCGCTCCGAGTGCTGATGTGATGTGTGGGATGAGTCCAGAGAAGAAAGTTCCAAGTGTTGTCAAGAATGGTTGAACCTTGGATATAGCAAGACCGATAGAACCGAGTGCAGTGACAAGTGAACCGATACCAGTGATGAGAGGGGCAGCCACCGCCACGATTCCTGCAATGCTGATGATGGTCTGTTTTGTGCCTTCATCTAGTTCGGAGAACTTCTGCACCCACTGACTTATCTTTGCCACAACACTTGATACCGCTGGGATGAGTATCTCACCGACTTGGATAGCAATAGCCTCAAGTTGTGACTTGAGCTGTGTCATCTGTCCATTCAGAGTGCCTTCCATCGTTTCTGCAACATTTGATGATACTCCACTCACTTCTTGGAGTGCATCTGCATAGCCTTGAACATTTGCCACTCCTGCACTCATAATCTGGTTCACACCACGAATAGAGTCTGATGTGAATACTGCCGAGAGTGCTGCTGCCTTCTCTGCACTTCCCATGCCATCTGTGGCTTTCTCGATATCGCCCATGATATCAATCAGACTTCGATAGTTTCCTTCTTGGTCTTGCACTGCGATGTTAACACCACCGATGGCAATCGCTCCATCTTCCATGTTATTTGTGATATCCCTCATCACTGCTGCAAGGCTAGTTCCTGCAACTGAACCCTTTGTACCTTGATTTGCAAATGCCTCAAGGATAGCAACAGTTGTCTCCATGCTCTGACCAGATGCAGCCATGTTTGCAGCTGACCGAGAGAATGCTTCTCCCAGTTGTTCTGCAGTTGTGTTGGATGTGTTCTGTGCGTAGACAAGTTCATCAGCCATCTTCACCGCATCAGATGCAGAGAGTCCGAATGCAGTCAGATAGTCTGTGACCATATCGGATGCGTTCGCAAGTTCCATTCCACTTGCTGCTGCAAGGTTTAAGACTCCATCCAAGCCTTGCACCATCTCTGTTGTGTCCCATCCTGCAAGAGCCATATAGCCGAGTGCATCTGCGCTCTCGGATGCCGAGAACATTGTACTCGCTCCCATCTCTTGTGCCTTGGCTGTTAAGATATCCAGCTCATCTGCAGTTGCTCCACTAATGACTCCGACCTTCGTCATAGATGACTCGAAGTCAGCAGCAGTCTTGACCGATACTGTGCCAAGTCCCACGATAGGAACTGTCAGTGATGTGGTCATCTTCTTTCCGAGAGAAGTCATACTCTCCCCAAAGCTTTTCAACTTTGCGGATGACTCCTCGATGTTCTTTGCAAATGCTCCCCATCCAGTCACATCCTTGAGCTGTGAGTTGACTTGTGATAGTTCTGTCTCTGCCTTTGCAAGAGCCTCTTGCCATTTGAGAGTGGTAGTTGCTCCTTCTCCATATTTATCTGTGGATGCATCGACAGCCTTCTTCATCTCCTCGACTTCTTTTGTGAGTGCTGCCTGCTTCTTCCGAAGAATCTCTGCTTGCTTCTCATTCTTTTCTTGTGTGCTTGTGTTGGCATCAAATGATGAAGAAAGGCTCTTCATCTCTGCATCCAGAGTCTTTGTCTCTTGAATGATGTTTTGAAGAGCCTTTCGATAATCCGCTTCACCATCTATGCCTATCCTCGGTCCGATATTTACTGCCATATCTTTCTCCTTACTTTAGGCTGATAGCCTCGTCATAGGTCATGTGTTTCTTGCGTTTCTTCTGTCTTGCAGTTCCTTGTTCTATGGCATAGCAGATGAGCATATCCATCATCTCTGAATAGTCTGTGATGATGGTCTCATCTCTGCTCATGTTGAACTTGTGTCCATAGAAGATGAACCATGCAAGATTCAGTTCAATGTTTGATTTTACTTCTTTTTTTTAACTGGTTCTGCATCGATAGAAGGTTTCATGCCTTCATCCATAGCAACCTTGAGTTCTTCCTGCATCTTGGCGAACTCGTCTTGCTCCAGCACTTCGATGTAGTTTCTGACTTCATCAAAGGTCACTGGATTAGCTGTGTAGGTTCTGTCTCGATAGGCTTTCTGCTTTTCGTAGCCATTACTCATCGCTACGATGATATGAGCGATAGCATCCACTGTCTCATTGAATGCTCCAGTCACTACTTCTCCAAGTCTGGAGATATCCCCATTGGGACAGATTTTGGAAATCTCCACTTCTGCCCCAACTGTCATTCTCAAGCCATAATTCACTCCGTTAATGTTCATGCCCAGTTCTCCCTTACTGAATATTCAACTTCGCCTTGAGTGCTGCTTCTGCAAGTGCCTCTGTGGTGAATGAGTCTCCTACAAACTTCCAGTTGTGGTTAGCATCATCACCTCTGAAGATAGTTGCTGTCAGTTCCTGTGTTTGCCAGTCAATCTCATCTTCCTGCGTTGCTGCGCTTGTTGTAATCTGCTGGAATGAAGTCTTTGCTAAAATCGTAGGCACGAATGAAGTCACTCCACCACTCATGTATCTAGCGATAAATCCGATACCCATGTATGGAGTCTGCTGGTCATCACCATAGTGAACCCATCCATCTTGGTCTGCTACTGGAAGTCCCATGATGAGTCTCTCTGCTGCGATGAGTAAACCATCCACAGTCAAGGTCACAGAACCACCAGTGAACACACCGCCTGCAGTTTCTGCTGCGACGTTATCTGCGTAGAAGTTGTTGTCATCGGATGACTCTGGCTCAAGAGATACATCCACACCTCTTGCCAAGAGCTGTCCGTCAGAGTATGTGATAACACCATCACTCTCTGAATACTTTGCTACATAAGGCTTTGAAAAGCCAGTACATACTTTTCCTGCTGCTGCCATTTTCTTTCTCCTTTACTTGATTATACTTTGTAGTGCTTTATCGAATGAGTCTGCCATAGCCTTCTCTGCATCCGACTTGGATGAGTTCACAGCCTTGGAGATGAATGGAGTCTTTCTGTGGTACTGTGAGCCACTCTCCACAATTCTTGCGATAAGCACATTTGGTTGACCTTTCGGATATGTTTTCGTTACATTCGAGTTATATCCATCCATGCCGACCTTTACATTGAGATATCCAGAGTCATCTTGCATCTTGGCGATACCCAGACCATCATGCAGACCTTTTCTCTGCTCGTCTGTGACTCCCTTGGACATCTTCCCTTCTCGTGAGTAGGATGGTATCGAGTTGATACTGGAATCGATTTGGTCTGTGACTATCTTTGCGCCTTCATAGATAGCCTCACCGATGGTCTCCCTTGTGGCGAGTTCCACCTTGCGAAGTTGCTCGATATATTCTTCACATCCTTTTCCAACTATCAACCTTGCCATCTTTACACCTCAAATTCCCACTCGTAGTGAATTGTGTTTGTATCTTCTTCATACTGAACCGAGTTCAATCTCCATGCAGTCAAGCCATTCAAAGTATTCTGAATGGTATCAACAGTGGCATCGAACTCTGTCTTTGTGAAGTAGTCGATAGTCCCATGAATGGACTGTTCACTTTTCTCATCATCTGAATGAAGTGCAGAACCTTCTCCATCTTCTGCCCACACGAGGAAAGGTGGTTGAAGGTTTGCTCTCCAGTAGTGATACGAGTTCGGAATCTTTTCTTTTAATTCTGAATGTAGGTTCTGCAACCTACTCTGGAATGACATCATACAACTCTCCTATTCTAGCGAGTGTCAGCTCAAGAACTTTGAGTCCATCCTCATCATAGAATGCCTGCACTTGCTCAACTCGATACTGATTCTCATCTTCAAGGATGATATACATTCCGCTCACGATACTTGCATCGTAGTGAATCCGAATGAGTCTGTCGATGTTCTGATTCGCTCCGAGTGCAGCATAGGCTCGTGAGTATGTGACCATCCTATCCAGATAGTAATGTTCTGCGTTCTTGACAAGTTTCATCGCTGGCATCAGACCAGACTCCGATGTGTCTGTCAAAGTGTATGATGTACAAATACCACTGTCAAGATTCATCTTCCATCTTCTCCTTGAATAGTCTGTTGTTTAACGCATATCGGAGCATCCTTGACATTGGCTCATTTGTCTTTCGCTTCTGGAATAAATAAGCAGCATACATCACTACAAGATTGCAGTCCAGAACATCTGTCAGAACTAGAGTGATGCCTTCCTGCGCAATCTCCAACTTTGCCACATCGATGAGATGAGTCAGATAGTTGTCAAATGAATTGCTAATCATCTCCAGATTATACTTTAACAATACCAGTAATTCTGCATCCGTCATGCTCTCACTCCTTACTTCTTTTTCGTTGTTGCTTTCTTCTTCGTTGCCTTCGGCTTGTCCTCATCAACCTTGGTAGATGAAGGTTTGTCGATGATGACCACATAGCCTTCCAGCTCCTTGGCTCTTTCTTCTGATACTTCAAGAGTAGAGCCTTCTTTGTAATAGACTCCATCCACCTTGCTGATGAATGGAGTCACAGTTTTAACTTTAATCAAATTAGGTTGTTGCTGGCTTTGTGATGTTGCAGAACGCATTCACTGCAACTACACCAAGACCGATGTATTCTCTACCGACAATCTTAACAAGGTCAGACTCTGCAAGAGATAAACCATCATATACGAATGAGATAGTATCTCCGTTTGGAAGGTTAGCCTGCGCACCATATCCAAGGTCACCTACGATAGCATAGACATCATTTTCGGATGCTGCAGAATAAACTGGGAGTGAGTTGTTGAATACAACTTCAAGACCTTCGAAGATATCTGCATCGAAGTTGCCATTGTACTGTGCAGCCTTGAATGCTGCGTATGTTGCCTTGTTCATGATGACTACTGGATTTGCAGCTTCATCGGATAAGTTACCGATTGCAGTCACGATGGTATCCTGTGCGATGCCAGCCTTAACAACTGCCTGCGCTGGAGCAGTAGCAGTAGATGCTGCTGGAGAGTTAGCAATTAAACCAACTAAAATGTCTGCAGCCTTCTTTGCAATCTGATAGGTTAATTCATCATAGATGTACTGAAGGAATGCTTCGCCATTTAAGTCCAGTGCTTCATCAGAGATGGTAATCCACTTCTTGATGTTGGATGGAGTCATGGTTACGATGCCAAGTGTTAAGGTCTCCTCATCTGGAGCTGCTGCACCTTCTGTGTGAACTACTGCACCAGTTGCAGAGATTTCGAATCCAACCTTCACATTACCCTTGAGATAGGTCTTGCGAACCTTGGACATAATCTGTTCTCTATCCCAAGCAGTCTTTACAAATCCATCAACGATAGTTGGAACTGGTACTGTTCCACCAGATACATTCTCGGTCAATAAGGAACGAACTTCCTCATCCTTGCCAGTCTTGATGTACTTTGCGAATGCATCAATATACTTCTGTGTGCTTCTTACTTCTAAATTTTCCATTTTTTCAACTTTCCTTTCTTGTGGGTTTTCTGATGCAGATGGCTCTGCATTTTCTACTTCTTCGAGTTCCTTCTCCAATGCATCAACTGCATCACGAAGGCTCTGTGCTTCCGTCTCTGCTTCGGCTTTTTCTGTATTGAACTTTTCAACCTCTGCTTCGACTTCTTCTCGTGTCTCATCCGTTGCTTCTGCAATCTTTGTCTCAAGTTCTGCAGAGCGAGTAGCGAATGAGCCGATTCTTTCCTCTAGGCTTGTGAGAGCCTTTCGCTTCTCGTCCAATGCCTTGCGGAGTTCTAATGCCTTAATCATTCTGCTCTCCTTTTAACTTTTCTAACATCTTAATTCTCCAGCTCTGCGCTTCTCGAAGTGCATCAGCCTTCTTGCATCTGGCTGTCACTTCTGTGTCCTCATAAGCTGGGAAGGTTACTACTGACACTTCATGAAGTCTGACCTTCTTCACAGTCCAATGGACACCACCATCCTCTAGAAGTTCTGTCTCTTCGTCAAGGATTTCAAAACCAAAGGAACACTGGGATACATCCCCTCTCTGAACTCTTGCGTAGATGTTGAGCGCATCCGTATCGTTCGGATTGATAAGGATTCGCCCCCACAGTCCATGCTCATCCAGACGGAGTTCCAAAGTCTTTGAACTTGTGCGACCAATGACCAGAGTTGAGTCATGATTCACTAATGCCCTTATATCATCATCCAGAGTTTCATTGAATGCATCTGGAGAGATAGTCTCATAATCTGTCTTGCTGAACCAGTATGGAGAGTTGAACACTACAAAGTATCCTTCGATGTACTTGTCCTCATTCTCTTCACTGGCTCTGAACTGGCAATCGCCAACTAATCTGCTTAATCTATTCATCATCTTTTCCACCACCTAACTTCTTCTGGTTTCCGACTTCGCTGACTGGAATGTAGTTCTCAAGAACTATCAACTCATCGAGTCCACTGATATGCTCCATGCCTAGTTTCTCTCGAACTTCATTGCCAGTCACGATTCCCTTATCGTATAGTGTACCATATACTGTCGAGATTTTCGATAGGTCGTATGAATAAAGTTTGCCGACATTGAACTTGAGATACATTTTCGGAGATAAAATGAGTTTTCTCGTCATCTCCTGCTCGATGTTCTGCGCAATCGGTCTGATGGTATTATTGATAAATGAATCCCACTCGGATGCATCATACGAGCCTACTCCGAGAAGATATGGTGGTACTCCTAGGATGGATGCCACAGTCTGCTTGTCGATAGTCACTGTCTCATTCACTGCAAGGTCTGCAAGAGATAGTGGTCTGACTTGCTCCACAGAGAACTGGTCTGCTGGGATGAGCCAAGGCTCTCCAGCACTTCCACTTTTCACATAAGAGTCAAGCAGTTTCTGTCTGCCTTCTGGAGATGAGAATTCTTCCGTCAGTGCATCCACCTTCACGATGATGGAAGGTTTCCACTTGCTTGACATGAATGCTTTCTTCGTAACTGTTGCTTGTGCGAGCGTATCAGCTACCGACTGCAGACTTACTTGAAATCCCTGCCCCATCCACAAGTGATGTGGATTCGGATTCATCGTGAAGTGTAGCAAGTCGGATGGGTTATAGTTGACACCATCGATGCCGATGCGATAGTCATCTGTTCCAGTCAGTTCTGCGAAAGTCACTCGCTCCGCTTCTATAGGTTCAAGGCTTTCCAGATATCCGTCTCTCGTGTGCGGATATACTACGGAGTTGCCTTGGCCATACAAGAGAAGGTTCATGCAGATGGCTGTCATCCACGATGCTCTGGTCATGTTCTTGTTCGGCTCGATATCAATCTTCCTTGAGAGTTCATTCGTGATACGGATGTCTCCCTTGTCTGTGTTTGCCATCAGATAGATGGTCATTGATGCAATCAGCTGACTCACTTTGAAGGCAGCAGTCATAACTTCTGGGCATCTGTCCAGAGTTGTATATCCTGCCCCAAGCCTCTCAACGAATGCAGTCCCATCGAGAAGTTGAATCCCTCTCTTCTTGAGAGTTGCCTTCTTCTCTACTCTTTTCACTTCATAACCAAAAAGTTTCATGTCTTACTCTCCCCACCATCCTTTCGCCTTCTTGCTCCGCTCCATATTCGACAAGTATCGAACACAAGCGAATACTGATGCATCGAATAGGTCAATCCTTTGTGTGCTTGTTACTTTTTCAAATTGTACCATGTCATCCGTCTTTTCGATAGCACGAACATTGGACACACAGTACTCATATGCATCACTGTGCATATAGTATAGTTTACCATCTTTCGCCATTTTTTCAATATGTCTGAATCCCTCGGACTTCACATAGAAGTACTGTGGCTGGTCTACCACTGTGAACCCTGCTCCCTTCATGAGTGAGAAGTATTCACGAGCGAACTTCCTATCATGTCCGACTTGCGCTATCTTGAATCCCTTCTTCCGCATCTCAACGAACCAGTTCACCACATCTCCTGCGTTGACTGTAGGAGAGTTACAGAGTGTTAGGATACCATCGTCACTCCATCCAAATAGTGGTATCTTATCTTCTTCTGCCTTCCGTACTGCTTGCACTACTGGGAAGAAGGCATGACTCACGATGATATCCACATCGTTATAGTTACCATACAAACAAGCTGCGGTTAAGTCATACATTCTTGACAAGTCCACACCGCCATACCACTTGACAGGGAGTCGAGCGAGTTCATCCAGTGTCCATGAATACTGCTCATCCGATGCCTTGAACTCATCGATATTGAACCATGCTCTCATGGATGAAGTGTAGATATCCAGTGACCTTGATAGAAAGTCTTTTCTCTGTTGAGCATCGTTCTGTGCTTGCACTGCATCGTTCATGATGTCCTCTGGTCGGATGGTCACTCCGTAGTTCGGATTCGCCTTCATGTGCTGGATAGGATTCAAGTAGTCAACTTCTCCATTCTCGTCTCGGTCTGCTCTTGCTACAAACGAGAAGAAGGCATCATCTTTCACGAGTCCTTTCGCTACCTTGACCGCATACTCCATTCGCCTATAACCGAATGAGTTCTCATCATCTCCAGCTGTTGTGATACCCACCATCAGCTTATTCGTGTATGCCTTCATGGATTCCTTGAATCGGTTATACTGCGCCGGCTTTCGATATGCTGCGACTTCATCCGCAATCGCAAAGTTACAGTTGAATGAGTCCTGTGAGTCTGGATTTGATGCAAGTGCAGTGATATCGATAGAGCCTTCAGACCTTCCAAGTGCATCCTTGAAGTCATATCGGATAGAGTGGTCGAATGAGTTGTTGTGGATGTCGAACTCGTCCTCAATGCCTTGTATCTTGAGCGAGTTGTTTAGGAAGTCAAAACTCTCCATAGCCTGCTTGAGTGCGTTTGCTATGATGTAGCACTTCGAACCGCTCTTCCTTTGCATGATACTCACCGCCCACGCAAGTGCAGCCACAAATGAAGTCTTGCCATTCTTCCTGCCCATCATGATGAAGGCTTCCTTGTATCGTCTCTCTTGAGTGCCTTTGTAGAAGAACCCCAAGAGATTGCAAACTATAAATATCTGGAAAGGTTCTAGTCTCAACTTCTGTCCTCGGAGTGGAGTTCCGTCAAGGCTCTCTCCCTTGGAATGTACGATGGTGTTCTCCATGATGTTCATGCACTTGTTCGGCTCACTTTCTCGAAACTCCAAGTCATCCCTTTTCAAGTCATCGAGAAACCTTTGACAAGCACAGACTATCTCTGCCCCTGCTACCTTCTCACCGCTTACCACTTGCTCGGCATACTCTACCGCTATCTTTTTATAGTCTCTTTTTGCTTTCTTTCGTTTAATCATAAGCCTTCGATTATATCACCGAAGGACACCTTGCCAGTGTCCTTGAGTGCATCTTCCTTCAACTTCTTGAGTCCTGCCGGAGTGAGTCCTAGGTCTCTCCAGTAGGATAGAGCAGTCTTGTTCAAATCATCCCACAAGACAAGAGCTGGGTTCTTCACCATGTTGTCTGCTCCGCCCTTGTTCGTGTGAATGATTATCGGCTGACTGCCTTGTTCGATATATACCTTCTCGACTTCATCCCTTCGCTCCATGATTATAGCCAGTGATTCGATGGCATCCTCAAAGTATGGTCGATATGTGCCAGCATCAACTGTTGCTTGTCTGATTCGCTTGCTCCACTGTGCTTTCTTCATATTTGCTCAAATCCCTTCACTCCAAAATTTACCTCGTGTGTATAAAGAGC